CCCCCCGCCGGCCCTCCCCCCGCCGGTGCGCCCGCTCCGCCCGCCGTCCGCGCCGCCGCACCCGGCACCGAACGCGCACCGGAAAGCAGCCGTCCTGCCAAGCCCGCCGTCATTCCGTCAAACAAGCCTACCGCCAAACCGCGCTTGGCCGCCTTTTCCCGCGCCGCATCCAATATGGCCGGGTCGGACAACACCCGCGCCAAAGCCTCCTCGCGCCCCAATCCCGACAGCTTCGCCGCGTTCTCTTCCGCCGTTTCCGCCAACGTGGCCGCATACTCCGTCGCAAAAGACCCCGTTCCCATCACCGCCGCGCCGACGGCGGGGTTTCTCGTTGCCGCCGTTGCCGCCAGCGCGGGCACGAACTGGCCGAACGACTCCGCCGACACATTCGCCGTCATATAGGGATGCGTCAGAATATAGGCCGCCGCATCGCCGAAGCCTTCCGTTTTGGCAAAACCCTCGCGGTCTTTCTGTAAACGCGCCGACGGCGAAAAGTGTTTGTTCGTCCAATTGTCGAAGCCGACATAATCTTTTGCCCGCCGCTCGTTGAAGCGGCGGAGCACATCTTCGGGAATCAAATCCGACGCTGCGGGAATGTTCAGCTTCGGCAGCGCGGGCAGATTTCCTGCCTGCAATTTGTCCTTAGTAGGCGGAATCAGCACCGAGTTGTACATGTCTGCCAAACCGCCCAAATCCCTGCCCAATGGCATGGCGCGGATAAGGTGTTTCACCCCCGCATCGAAAGTCTTGCGGTCGGTTGCCGCAGCGGCAAGATTGTTCAACCCCTTGAAAAAGCCGCGTCCCGCCGAGTTGGCAAGCTCGCCGATAACCGACAACTCCCCCGTATCGTCCTTGGCGACATCGTAGAAATCGGCGTCCGTCATTTTCCCGCGCAGCGTGCCGAGTCCCTGCGTGTCCCGCCAAATCTTGTCGAGCTGTTCCTGCAAAACCGCATTCTCCGGCGCGTCGTTCACCGCCTGCGTGGACACGCCCAGCCGCTGCGCCGTCTGCCGACGCTTGGCCGCCTCATCGGGCGATACGCCCGCGCTGCGTTCGGATTGGGCGATGAGAAACTGCCGGTGGCGGTCATATTCTTCAATTCTTTCTATCGATTCGCGCAAACTCATTTTCCTGCCTCCTTATTTTTCCAATATTCCGCCGCCCGTTTTTCCGCCTTGGTCATCCTTAATTCTTTCTCTGTGTCGTCCCAAAGCCAGCCGTCTTTAATCTTCAATTCGTCTTCCGCCTGCATTTTCTTGGCAGCCGCCAACAACTCTTCCGCCGACGGCTCGCGCCCCAATTTCGCCCGCAGGCCGCTGTTGAGCCATTGCACATTGTCGGCCAACGCGTGATAGCGTTCGGGGTCGTCTTTGCGGTCAACTTTGTACAGCCGCGCAATATCGTTCACCACATCCGCCTTTACCTGCGGCTGCGCCTTCACACCTTTTTCCTTCGCCTCCGCCATCTTCTTCCAGTCTTCCAAAAGCTGCGCCGTTTTTGTTGCGCCGAACTTGGTTTCCAAACCCAATACTTCCGCCTCGCTCATCTTGGACAGCAATTCCGGCCGCACCTTATAAGCAAGAAAATCGTCCCGATTCTCCTGAAACAGCGCATCCTCCCTGCCGTTTCGCACCGCCCAGGTGTAGCGTTCCAAATCGTAGGCATCCGACGGCTTCAGCCGCGCCCTGTCCGACGCCGACAGCCTGCCGCCCATCGCCAGCTTCTCGCGCACCCCGTTTTGAAAGTCCGCATAATCCCGCTTCTCCTGCGCCTGCCGCGCATGGAACAACGAATAGCCCTCGCGCAACGCCTTCTGCGCCACCGCCCGCTCGCGCGGGTCTTTGATGGCCGCCACCAACCGCTCCGCCTCTGCCTCGTCGCCCGCCCGCAGACGGAAAGACTTGGCCGCAGAGCCACCCGCCACCAACGCCTGCGCCGCCGCTGCCTGTGCCGCCTCGCGCCCGCGCGGCAGGGCTTGGCGGTAGGCTTCCCGCGCCTTGTCCAAAGCCGCGCCCACCTCGTCGGCGGACACCGTCGCCCGATTGCCCTGCACCCCGTCATACGCCCCTGAACCCGAAGGCCGTTTGAAACCGGCAAACTCCGCCGCCATCCCCTCCTGCGCCGCGTGCCGGTCGCCGCTCTTGCCGCTCAAATACGCGCCGACGGAATCAGCACGCTTATCAAACAGCAGATACACGCCCACCACATTGATTTGGTTGTCCCGCGTCCAGCGCATATCGGCAGGGATTTTCCCCTTGCGTACCGCCTCTTTCAGCGTTGCGGGCATCACTTGGAACAGCCCCGCCGCCCCCGTCGCGCCGCCCGCGCCCTCATGCTTTTTCTGCGCCTGCTGCACATCCTCCGTCGTCATTGAATCGAAGTTCAGCCCTTTCTCGCCGTTCATCGAATGGTGCGAAGCCGATTCCGCGCGGAAAATCCCGCCCTTGCCCGTACTGCCGCCCAACGGAATCACCACATCAATCGAACCGTCGTCCTTAACGCCGTTAATCACCGCCTGCGCCCCGTCGTGCGCCGCCTCATCGTCGCGCTGACCCTGCAAAGCCTTATCCAGCCGCGCCGCCGTCTCCGCGTCCATCGCCGGGCGGAAACGCTCCAACAAAGCCTGCGCTCGCGCCGTATCGTTATTGTCCAGTGCACCCATCACCGCCTGCCCGAAAAAGCGCGAACCCGCAGCCGTCAGCTCCGACAGCGTCTTCTCTTCGCTCCAACCGTTAAGCACGGCCGACTTCAACACCGCCTCGTGCAAACCCCGCGCGTTTTCGTCCAACGCTGTATCGTCGCGCCAGTTCGCCGCAATCCCGTTGCCCCTGTTCTGCACCGTCGCCGCATTGGTCTCCGCCTGATACGTCTTAAACTGCTTGGACAAATGCGTCATCGCCGCCCCGCGCAAATCCGCCTCCATTGCCACAAACGACTTTTGCAGCATCCGCCGCTGCTCGTCATTGCCCAAGCCCGCCGAAATCTCCTCAAACCGGTCGCGAAAAGCCTTGCCGTACTCATCCGGCAAAGCCATCCCGCTGTCGCGCTGCAACGCCCGCAACCCGTGTTGGTTGAACAAACCCTTTTCCGGGTCGTGGCGCAACTCGTCCGCAAAGGCCGACAACTGATTGCGCGCATCCTCTGTGCGCGTCTCGTTCACTTCCTGCTGCATCTTCAAGGCAAACGCGGCCATCGCTTCACCCGCGCCCGAAGCCGCCCGCCCGAAAGCGGAAGCCTGCGCCCCCGCGTCGCCCACATGCGGCGCATTAAAGCGCACCCCCGAAAACGCCCCGGGCAATACCTCGAAATTGTCCTGCCTCATTTTTTCCAGCCTCCGTTCAGCATATACAGACCGTAAATCGGATCATCCCCCGTCCGCTTTTCAGACGGCCTGCCCTGCAACGCGCCGTTTTTCGATAGCGCGTACCAACTTTGCGCCACCTGCCCCGCACCGTTCAGCAAAGTCATCCCCGCCGCGAAAGCAGGCTGCGGGCGCGTCGCCCGCGCCATCGCCGCCTGCCCCTCGTAATCCGCCGCCTGCGAACGATAGCCCCAAGCATCCATCAGCGCGTTTGCCTCAATCTGCTGTAAATCCGCCTCTTTGAACAACTCCGTCCCCGCCCGCGTCTCCGCCGCCGAGCCCACCGACAAATCCACCCCTGCCGCCGCCTGCTGCGCCTTCTGCTGCGAGATGGCGTAGCCCGCCTGCAAGGAACGCTGCCCCGCCCGCTTCTGCCCCGCCGCCAGCGACTGCTTGGCCGCAAGCTCCGACATCCGCGCATTGTGCTGCGCCAGATACGCCTGCAAATCCGCCTGCGTGCGCTGCGACTTGGCCGAATAGAAACTGCCCGCCACCTGCCCGGCCAAACCGAAAAGCTGCGTTGCCAAAGCCGCGTAGGCTTCACCCTTGCCGCCGCCTTTGCCGCCGCCTTTACCACCACCGTTCTGCGCCATCCTAAGCCCCCCCGTTCAAAGCCTGCGCCTGCGCCAGCGAGTGCGCCACATCCGCCCCCTGCTGCGCCAAAGCCGCCTGCTGCTGCACCTGTTGCGCCTGCGCCCGCTGTTCGCGCAACGCCTGCACCGCCTGCGGGTTCGCCAGCAGCTTCGGCTCAACCCCTAGCGCGTCGGCGTAATACTGCGCCCACGCGTCCGCATCAAACACATCCAGCACCTCCGGCTTCACCTGCGACACCGAAGACACCGCCGCCACAAAGCGGTCGATGCCGTTCACGCCGACCGCCTTCTGCGCCTGCGCCAGAATCGAAAGCAGCACCACATTCAAAGGCTGCCCCTGCAACTCGTCCGGCGGCGGCGGCAAAAGCCCAGCTTCATCCATTGCCGCGAAGGTCAGCGCAATCAGCGGGTCGATCAGCTCGTTTTGCAGACGCTCCAACACCGGCCCCAGCATCAGCATCTTCTCCTCATGCCGCTCCGCCACTTCCGTCGCCGTCATATTCGGCTGGTTCGTCCCCGAGAGCATCAGGAACAAATCCGCGTAAAAGGCCGCCTGAATCCGCCGCCGCACATCCTCAATGTCCGTCAGCAGCGCGTTCAAATCCAAACGCACCTCGAAAGCCGAACGCACCGTGTCCTGCCCGTCGAAATACGAAATCCCGCCCGGCAGGAAATCGTCCCGCCCCCGCATGCTGTTGGGCACCACCAAAGGCGGATTGGTCTGGTAATCAATGGCCGCCGACTTGCGCAACTGCTCGCTTTGCAGTTGCAGCACATCGCCCAAAGCCTTCATCGCCGGAGAATGGCCGTACACATCGTTGCCCGACACCGCCCAGCGCGGCGCAAGCACCGGAAAGCGCGTGAAACCGCCCTCGCGCAGCACCTTGTCGTCCTGCGCCCCCAATTCGAGATACACCGAAGCAAACGGCATGTTCTTGCCGTCGCGCTTCTCCCCGTCCCGCTTGCGGCGCGGCTCGATGGCATGCAGCACCGTAACCGCCGTGTCATACGCCCCGCGCTCGTACAGCTCCCTCGCCGAACGGCTCACCGCGTCCAAGCCGAACTCATCCACCAGCGCACCCACCGTCAGCTCGAACTCACGGTACAGCGTGTCCGGCTCGCCCCGATAATTCACCGCCAGCGCAAACTCCCCCGCCGTCAGCGGGTAACAGCGCACCACATCGTCGAAATCCGGCAGCACCAACACCGCCGCCGTGCCGAACGCCCCCAGTTCTTCATAAACCGAATGCAGCGCGCCGTACACGTTAGACCGCGCGAACACCGCCAACATCAGCCGCTCCACCTCGGCCAGCCACACTTTCACCGCATGCACCGAGTTCAAAGCCTCATCCGCCACCGCCAGCCGAAACCACGGCCGCGAAGGCGAAGTCAGCCCGCCCATCAGCCCCGCCGACAATACATCCAGCGCACGCATCGCCGTGTTGTCGTAGATTTTGTGGCGGCGCAGCTTGTTCCTATCCTGCGGCGAAAAGCGCGAAGAGCGCGGCAGCACATTTTCGGCAATCTCCCGCCAATGGCCGTCCCACTCCGAACGCTCGCTTTTCAGCGTGCCCCAACGCCGCAGCACATGCCGCCGAAGAGCCCCGTCCATCTCAACCCCCCAGTAGCGTGTTTTTGCCCAACACCGGCTTCGTCTCGCCCTGCGTCAAAAACGTCGAACCCGCGCCGCCCTGCGCGGCCAGCTTCTGCGCCGCCAAAATCCCCACCGAATCCGGCTGCTTCTGATTGGCGCGGTTAAAATCCTGATCCGCCTGCGCCGCCTGCCTGTCCGCCGCCGCCTTCTGCTGCTGCGCCGCCTGCCGCTGCGCCTTCTCCTGCTTGTTCCCCTGCACAATACTTGCGCCCGTACCGATGGCCGCAATCGCGGCCGTAACATATGGAATTGCTGCCGGCATTTCATACCTCCTTAAAAAAAACACACTCTTCAACACGCGCCCTCTGCCGTTGCAGCAAACGCGCGAACACACTGTCGGGCTTGGCGTGATACAACACACACCCTGCCCCCTTCTCCTTCGCCGCCGCCTCGAAGGCCGCCATCAGGCGCAAGCCCGTGCGACCCTTGCGAAACTGCGGCAACACAAACAGCAAATCATGCTGCCCCACCAAAAACGGATAATGCCCGTGCCGGGCAACAAAGCCCGACACATAGCCCACCAGAAGGCCGCCTGAAAACGCCGCAAACGCCACCGCCTGCCCCGCATCCTCCAAAGCCCGATACACCGACAAATCCAAATCCGGCGGCACATCCGAAAAGCCCGCCTCCGTCTCCTGCCAGTGTTCCTGCGCCAACGCCTGCGCCTGCGCCTGCCCGAACCACTCCGACACCTTCACTGCCTTGATTTCCAACATCGCACATCCTTTCAGACGGCCACCATTACCAAAGCCATCCTATCCCCGACCAAAATTTATCACGGGTACATTCCCCACAGAAAAACATAATCTATTGATTTAAAACAAAACAAAATTCTAAAACGGCCGATACTCCCGCCGCGACCGCGCCGCCTGCCCGTTACCCGTCCCGCGCGGCAACACCGGAAACGCAAACGACAGCACCAGCGCATCCGCCCTGTTCGGCGAAGGCACACCCCGCGCCTTCATATCCTTCTTACTTTCTATCTGGATTTTCCCGTCCGCCCTCGGCACAATTTCAGGGGCTTGCAACTCATCGCGCAGAGTCGGGTCGTCGGGAATCGCCCCGCCGTCTTTGAGCCAGTCGCGCGCCTCCTTCCACATTTCTGCGCGCTTGTTCAAACAACCCGCATCGTCCGACTTATTCGCAAACCACACCAAAGTCCAAAACCTGCCCAAACCCTCGCCCGCCGACTTAATCCCCGTGCCGAATCCCGCGTCAATAAACACCGCGTCCGCCCCATGCTCATCCTCATAACGCGCGATTTTCTGCGCCGCGATTAAGTCATTGTCGTTTTTCGCAAACGTCTCCAAAATCCTGAACACCAAACCCTGTCGCAACCCAATCACAAACTCGTCATCCCCCTCCCACGCAGGGTCAACCGTCAAAATCTTCGGCGCGAACGCATACGCACCCTCCGGCACATACCGCCCGTAGGCTGCCGCCACATCCGCCTCGGAAATAAACTGCCGCGCACTCATACTCGGAAACATCCCCCTTACACGCACCTTGAAAAAATCACTCTCCTCCCCGTAGTCCTCCGCCCATTTGGCAATCTGCGCCTTGTTCGTCCCCTCCACCGTTCGGCTGTCAATTTGCGCATGATTCCAGCGGTGCTTATAGCGGCGGAAACATTCCCTGAACCTGCCAGTGTTGCGCGTCGGATTGCCGAACGCCACCCAAATAATCTCCGTCTCCTCATCCGTCAGCGCACCCTCCGCCACCTCCCATACTTTGTCCGCAATCGCCGAAGCCTCGTCAAACACCAGCAAAATACGCTTGCCCTTATTGTGCAAGCCCGCAAAAGCCTCCGTATTGTGTTCCGACCACGGCACAAAATCCGCCCGCCACGTCTTCGCATGCGACTTGTCCCGCACCGCGATACTCGTCGCCGACACATCGAACCACTCCCGCGTAATACTCAAGCGCTGCCACTTCCCCACCTCCGGCGCAGTCTTCGTGCGCAACTGTGTATCCGTATTGGAAGTCAGCACCACCTTACAATCGTCGCAGGTACTCAAAGCCCAGTTCACCAACATCCCGATAAACGCCGACTTTCCGATACCGTGCCCCGAGGCCCGCGCCAGCATCAGCGGCATATAACGCGTTTCGGGATTCTGCAAATGTGCCGCAATCTCTCCGAACGCCTGCGCCTGCCACGCCCTCGGCCCAGCATAGCCGTCCAACTCGCCATACCCCCAATCGAAGGAAAACCGCGCCCACGTCAAAGGGTCAAAACGGCAACGCGCCGCCGCATCCGCAATCACATCATCATTCGTCATCATTCAGACGGCCTCTCGCCCGCACCAGCCGCTCGGCCAGCGACACATCCACATCTAGCTTCACCTTATCGTTGAACATCCCCAAATGCCGCGCCAGCGAATCCAAAGCCGCCCGCGCATCCTGAAAGCGCAGCTTCGACACCGATACCGCCAAACCCTCGTCGCCGAACTCCTGCACCTCGAAGCCCTGCACCGCCATCCCCATCTCCGCCGACCACTCCGAAGGCGGCTTCACAGACCCGTCATCCCTAAAAAAAAGCCGCTTATCGCAGCCCTCCACAATCCGCCGGTAACGCTCCACCACCCACTCCTGCGTAATTTCCGTTTTAATTTTTAATTCCTCCTGCCGCGCCTGAATCGCTTTTTGAATATTAGGTTTCGCAAGGTTCTCCGCACCTATCACAGATGCCGTCTTCGCACTGTATCCCGCCCGGACAGCCGCCTGCGTCGCATTCAAATCCACCAAATACTCCTCAACAAACCTCTGCTGCTTATCCGTCAGCATCGCAATCCCTCCACTTTGCCGTAATCACATACCGCCGCTCGAAACGGCAAATCTTCCCCACCGCCGACACACTCAACCCGAAGGCTTCCGCCAAATCGGCATACGACACCCCCCGCGCATTCAACGCCCGAATCCGCCCCACATCTTCATCTGACAACTTCGCCACCGGATGCCGCTCCCCGAACACCCGCCCGTACCTACTCACCTCACTCATGATCACCCCTCTAGTAGCAAACCCTTTTCCGCCAGCCGCACCATCGTCCGCATCACGCCTTCCGCGAAGGCTTTTCCGCGTAATAAAGCTCAATAATCTTTTCTGCAGCCCCGTCCACAACAGCTTCGGCGTTCTCAAGGCCGCCCAATAACGACAATGGCAACTTCCCTGATTGGCGGATGAAGTAAGCAATCAACCATCGTTCTTCGCAACCGGAAAAATCCAAACGCTCCAACATATTTTTCAGCGTTCGTTCGGGCATCTTCGCCCCACCTAAAATCATGGAGAAAAATTTATACTCGACGTCAATCCGGGCTGTGATTTCGGCTCTACTCATTCCCCAGTCGGCTTGTTTGAGTTTGATTAACTCTTTTAGCGTCATAATTCCCCCTTTCATTCAAAATTCCCAAATAATGCCAAATTCCTGCGCCGCCCATGCTTGGATGCGGTTTTGGTAATCGGTCATCTCGCCGGTATTGAGGGTAGTGGTCGAAATACCGATTTGCGAACCGTCCGGCAACTCTTCGCTGCCGATGAATTGGCGTTTGCAGTATTCATGCCACGCATCCTGACTGAACCGTTTGCCGGATACCCATGCCTGCTCGGCCAAAGTCTGATAAATCTTCCACAGACGGCGGTTTTGCTCGGTACTGCGCTTTGATTTGTACGGTCGGATGCTGATTTCCAAATCAGGGCTTTCTTTCAGCCAGCCTTGCAGGTTATTCCAGATAGTCGTCATCAGCGGGCGCATATTTTGGATTTGCAGACGGTAGGTTACGGATTGCATCATTCAACCTCCCTCGCCTTCCTGCGGTACTCCGCCGCCAGTTCGCGCAAATCCTGCTTGCCGTAATGCTTCTCCGACTGGTCGGCTTCGATGCGCTCCACTTCGGCCAGCCCGACACGCCCAATCAAACCTTGTCGATACGCCACCACATTGCCGGATAGGTGGCAATTGCAGTGTTTGCATTGTCCGTGCACATTACCCTCGTCAAAACGCAAATGCGGCGAACTGCCCACACTGCGGTAGTGCCCCGCGTCATAACTGTTCGGCTCGCCACCCAACGGCTTGCCGCAACTGATGCAAGGCTTGCCCCTGTCCCTCAACCTGATATAGCGGTTAAACGCCGCCTGCGCCTTTTTCGTCAGTTCCGGTATCGTTTCCAACTTGTGCCGCATCGCCGCCGTCTTCGCCCGCTCCTTGCGCTTGGCTACCTGCTCCGCCTTAACGGCCGCCTTGTACTTCTGATCGCGCTGATACCTCACGCCGCAGGCCGGGGAGCAGACAAACTGCAACGGTCTCTGTTTTTCAAACACCGTGCCGCATACTTTGCATTTACGCTTAGCCATTCCGCCTCCTCCGCACCTCTTCCGCCGCAATCACAACCAATCCCAACACCAGCCCGACAACCGCCGCGCCGCAGTTCGGGCATTTGATGTTCATGATTCGCTCTCCCATAATATTCGCCGTTCAACCGTCTTAACGGTTTTGACGACTTTCCGTTCCCATTTTCCGCAGTGGCGGCATTTGCGTGATTGTTTATTGGCATAGACCCATTTGTGATGCCAGTTAGTTAATGCACACCCTCCGACACGTTCGTATTCGTCCCATTTGACTTCGGCAACCACCTCTGTTTCAGAGTTCTTAATTAAATAACATGTCTCATCCATTAATTCTGAGTCGTAACAAATCCTGCTGCCAATAAAGTCTCCAAGACCGTCTTCAATAAACCAGCCGATATACCATCCTAATCCATCTTTAAACTTAACAATTCGCGGATAAGCTCCTAAAGTTTCAAGCAGTTTGGATTTTTTCTTCAAAAACCGGAAAATATAGCCAATGTATTTAGGGTCTTTTTTCGGGTTGAATTTTTCGATGTTCATTGTTTATCCTTCCAAACATCGCCACCAGCCTGTACATTTCCATTGCCTTTCTTCGCCGCAAGCATTTTTGACATATCCGCCAGCCTTGCCCGCGCCGCCTGTCTGTCTAAACAAAGAGGCCGGCTGCCATTCAGAACCTCTTCCCGCTCATCCGTTGCCTGATACGGCAAAGCCTGCAATGCGGCCTCTTTGTTCAGACGGCCGGCGCGCACGGCTTCGGTGATTTTCGTCTTCGCATCTTCGGCATCCCATCCGCGCTCAACCACCCACCTCACACCTCCCGACAAGTCCAAACCGCCCGCCAGCTTTTCGTAAGCCGCCTTAAACGCCATCCGCGCGCCGGTCTTATCCCCGTTCCGCAGCAATTCCGCCGCCCCCATCGCCACCGCCTGTTGCGCAATTGCGGGGACAACCACCGTTACCCGCTCATCCCTCAAACCTTCGGACACCAACCCCCAAGCCTCATCGGCCGACGGCAGGCCCGTATCAATCCTTTGCAGCACGGCGGCCAACGTCAGACGCCCCGTCAGTTCGCGACGGCAGCGGTTCAGCGCGTCAAGGGACTTCCTCACCCCGAACGGCAACAACTCCTCAACCATCGCCGCCTTGGCGTTTTCGCTCAAATCAGCCCCCGTCAATTCGGCGGTTACACTGACCGCCTCAAGGATTTTTTCAACATTAGTTTTCATACCAACCCCTTCGCCTGCAAAATTGCCAAAGCCCCTTTATGGGTCTCAACGGCGGTTTGTGTTCTTTCCGTTTGCCGCGCCCTGGTCTGCGTCATCTGCTCGCCGCGCTGCATATCCGTCAAAATTTGCTGGTACGACTTCAGCAGCAACCCGAAGTCATGGCGGCATTGCACGAAAAAACCGCCGTTGTGCGTCAGGTAGTACGCCGCCAAACCGGGCGCAAGGTCTGCACCAACCATGCGGACAAGGTTTGCAGCCTGCCCCCGCGTTTTCGCATTCGCCGCAGGCAGGACGCCGTAGCGGTCGCGGTAGGCGGCGGCATAGGCTTTCCACGTCGCCACGTTTGCGGGATTCGGTTCGGCAGACTTACGCCCTGCCTTTTTTGCAGGCTTGCCGTCGGGCGGTAAAATTTCAAACTCCTCTGTCGGCGAGGCGGCGGGGGAACCCCCGTCGCAATCCCGTAAGGGATTTATATTTGCTTGTAAGTCTTTGTTGTAAGTCTTTGTATATTGCTCCTTCAAATTTGAATCTTCGACGTTCAAATTTGAATCTTCGACGTTCAAATTTGAATCTTCGACGTTCAAATTTGAATCTTCGACGTTCATATTTGAATCTTCGACGGCCGGCGTTACCACTTCGGGTACAAGCAAATCAGACGCATAATTCACGCGATACCACTTGCGCTTGTCCAACTTGTTCCGGTTGTACTCTTTACTTGTAACCAGCAGCCCCAAATCCTCCAGTTTGCGCACATACCTGCCTATTTTTTGTTCATTCTCAAAAAACGGGAAAATCTTCAGCCAATCCTCGTAAGTGTTGTACACCCAGCGGTAACCGTCGCGGATGTTGCGGCTGTACAGCGTTAGGAAATGCACCTGTTGCAGAAATATCGCCTCTTGCAAACCGATACGCACCGCTAAAGTCGGGCACACAATCATGGGATTTTCGGCAATCAGCAAATTCATACTTCCGACCCTCCGAATAATTTCCGCTTGCATTTGCTCTGCTTATCGTCCATAATAAAACCTCTTTTTTAAATCAAACTTCCACCACCCCGCGCCCAAACGCGGGGCTTTTTTTGGCCGGCGCATTCACGCCCCGTCCCGCTTGGCAAAGCGCACCAAATCCAAAAAATCGGCACACAACTCAAGTGCATGACCCAACTCGTCCGTGAATCCGTAGCGTGTGAAATGGGCTATAATTTCCGCCTCATCCATCTGCCCGAAAGGCACGGCAAATGCACCATCATCCTGTCTTGTCATCAAACCTATCCTCCGTTGCTTACGAAAACGGCATCTTGGAAATCCGTTTTAAAAACGGCAGCCTTTACCGTTACGAAGGCGTACCGCAAACCGTCTATGACGAATTGCTGCATGCCCCGTCCAAAGGCCGATACCTGCATAGCCAAATAAAACCCTTCTACCCATACCGCCGTATTTGGTAGCCCGCCTTGTCCTTCTTCGACAAGGCTTTGTTTTTCTTTCGTTTCATTACTGTCAGAAGAAGACATCAAAGCGGTCATCACTTCCGATCGGTGCGCCTAATCACAGTCAGCGTATCCATCAGCGACAAAACCACCTCAAACGGCTCGGCCTTGCTTTGCCGCGCCTTCTTCCACGCCAGCTTTTCCAAACGCTTGCGCTCTTTCTTTTTCAGCTTCAAAAACCGCTCTTCCATCTCAATCCTCCTTCAACTCAGGCCAAATCTCGTGCCAGTTCAGGCCGATCCAAAAGTTCGCGCAACCTGTCTACCACGATGTAGTTAGGTTTTTTCCGTGTTCCGTTTCCGATTTTGTTCACATACTCATTTGTGCATCCGACAAAACGGGAAATTTGCGCTGTCGATAATCCCTTTTCTTTTAAAGAGATAACAATTTTTTCAGGAGTCATGGCATACAAACATAAAATAATTTCTACAATTATAAGTACATTCGTACTTTATTGTAAAGTATCAAAATACTAGTATTGCCGAGTACAATAGTTCTTATTGATTGGAAAGGTGATTAAATGAGTACTTTGAAAGAAAGAATGGTTAAGGCTAGGCAGGAAAAAGGCCTGACACAGGCAGCCTTGGCAAAGGCAGTAGGAAAATCACAATCAGCGATTGCCGCAGTTGAATCGGGAAGGAATAAAGAAACATCGGGACTGATCGCCATCGCCCGTGTATTGGACGTTTCACCGGAATGGCTGGAAACGGGCGTTGGCGAAATGCACCCGCGCCCCATTGAAGCCAACGCCCGACCTGCGCCGCCGCTGCACTTCTGGTCAAGCAACGACCCCCTGCCCGAGGAAGACTACGCCTTCGCCCCTTTTCTTAAAGACTTTGCCTTTATCGGCGGCGCAGGTTGCGAAGAGGGCAGCGATTACAACAACTTCCGCCTGCCTTTCGGCAAATCCACCCTGCGCCGCTTGGGCGTACAGATAGAAAACGTCTTCTGCTGCACCCTTGAAGGCGACAGCATGTGGCCGCGAATCCCCGACGGCGCAACCATCGCCGTAGACAAAGGCCGCACCGCCATCAAAGACGGCGACATCTACGCCTTTGTCCAAGGCGGCCTCTACCGCGTCAAATACCTGTACAAACTCCCCGGCGGCAGAGTCCGCATCCGCAGCCACAACGAAGAAGAACACCCCGAAGAAACCGCATCCCTTGAAGACATCCAAATCATCGGCCGCGTCTTCTGGGTCAGCACCCTGTTTTACTAGGAGAAACCCATGAGAAAAATATGGCTCGTCATACTTGCATCGCTGATCGCCTCCCTCAATCCCGCCCACGCCTCCTTGCAGACAGAGGATTCAACGGAACAAGACGAATATTCCTATCAGCAAGAATCTGCAGAAAACTTCGAAAATATAGAAAACACAGAAACATTTGACGCAGCGGCGCAACCGGATGAACAAACCGCCGCCACTTGGAAACAGTCCCCGGCAAATGCCGCCGCCGTTGTCAACAACATACCTCCTGCCGGTGGCGGACGAGTTGAAACGGAAGAAGGAGGCAGGAAAATGAGTTTGCGCGAATCGATAGAAAGAATTGAAGAATATGACCGCCACCGGCAGTTTCTTATCGCCCCCTA